GCCGCTTATACCCCCAAGGGGTCAGGGTCGGGCAGGACGGCACCTGTGCGTCCCGAGTTCGACCGGGCCGGATGGGTTCGACCCCGATTGGAAACTAGGGCGCCAGCGACGGTACGGGGGACCCACGGGGGAGCGGCTGCCGAGTGGTTGTCGACGGCGTATGGGATGCAGTTGCGTGGCTGGCAGCGGCACGCACTGGACCGGGCGCTTGAGCACGACGAGGACGGGCGCCTGGTGTGGTCTGTTGTGGTGCTCACGGTAGGGAGGCAGTCGGGCAAGTCGTGGCTGTCCCGAGGGATCTGCATGTGGCGCCTGCATCACTCTGACTTGTTCGGCGAACTGCAGACCATTCTGCACATGGCCAATAAGCGCGACACGGCTATGGAAGTGCTGCGGCCTGCTGGGATGTGGGCGCTTGAGAAGTACGGCAAGGGCTCGGTCAGGTGGGGCAACACTTCAGCCGGCATCAGCCTGCCGAGTGGCGACCGGTGGCTTATCCATGCTGCGAACGAATCAGCCGGCGTTGGCTACTCGTGCTCAATGGTGTTCGCTGACGAAGCGTGGGCCATTTCTCGCAACGTGATCGATGACGCTGTCATGCCGACGATGTCCGAGCGTGAGCAGCCCCAGCTGTGGCTCGTGTCGACTGCAGGCGACTCGTCGAGTGATCTGATGATCCAATACCGATCGGCAGCAATCGAGCAGCTTGACGAGCCAGCCGGCACGCTGCTGCTCGAATGGTCGGCGCCTGCCGATGCCGACCCGGACGACCCCGACACGTGGGTGTGGGCTTCGCCTGAATGGACGGAGAAACGGCAGACATTTGTTGCGCGCCAGCACGCCACGTTGGAAGAGTCGTCATTCCGTCGACAGTGGTGCAACCAGTGGGTGACCAAGGCAGGCGGTTGGCTCAAGGACTCACAGTGGGCAGACACGACAAGCGACCTAGACCTACCGGAGTCGAGTACCTGGACTGTCGCTGTCGAGTCAGCATTCGACGGGCAAGGGCACGCTGTCGCTGTCGCCGGTGTCCTCGACGATGAGCGCGTAGTCGTACGAGTGTCGACGATGCGAACCATTAAGCAGGTCGACGAGCGGCTAGCCGAACTGCGCGCACAGCACCCGATGCTGTTTGTGATCGTCACCCCCGGCTACGTCGACCGCCTACATGAACGCTTCGACGAACTGGTGGGGCAGCGGGAGGCAGTCGCCGGCACACAGGCACTACTCGACCTGTTCGACCGGCGCTCAATCTTGCACGACGGCGGTCTAGTCCTGCGGGAGCATTTCGCATCATCACGCATCAGTAAACGGGACGCAGGTTGGGTTCTGTCGAGCGCAATGGGTCAGGGCCCGTCGTACGCTGCGCGCGCTGTCATGTTCGCAGCCGCCCAGGCGACGAAGCGACAGCGGCCTACAGCAATCATTTCGTCGAGGCGTCGCGCTTGACTCCTACCGCCTACGTGTGACAATAAGCGCGTGGCATTGTTTCCCCGACGGCCTCGGTGGTCTGCCCCTGCATCTTCACGAGGGATGCAGGGCAGTCCATCTGTGCTTGTGCGGGAGGGCGCTGGCTCGGCGCTGCTGCAGATGATCCAAGGCGCCGGGTCGTCGTTTCGGACGTCACGACTGGCAGCGCTGCAGGTCCCAGCATTCGTTGACGCGCTTAAAACGTATTCGCACACCATCAGCGGCTTTAGCCTGCGCACGTATCGAGCTGGTGAACCGATCGAGACACAGTCGGTGCTGGTCATGCCGTCGTCGTACCTGCCATACACGAGCGTGATGGCCCGCACGATTGAGAACTTGCTACTGCATGATCGCGCCTACTGGCTTGTGGTCGACAGGACGTGGGACGGTTTCCCACGCGAAATTATGGTCATGGACGTTGACGACGTCTCGGACTTAACGACACGGTCGACCGCGAACCAGAACACTCAGTTCCCACCCGTCGACCCGTTCTACTACATCGGAACTGCTGTGCCGGCGCGTGATGTCATCAAGTTCTATGGCGACGGCCTAGGTGGTTGGTTGACGACCGGAGCTGCTGCGATTAACACAGCAGCAGCCCTTGAGGCAGCAACCCTCAACTACTCAGAATTTCCCATGCCAACCGTCGTCCTGAAAAATACGGGCGCTGACCTACCAGCAGCGACCGTCGATTCGCTCCTGTCCGCTTGGGAAGAAGCCAGGACAAACAGGGCGACGGCCTACCTAAACAGCGCGATCGAAGCCAAAGGCATGGGATGGTCGGCCCGGGATCTAGCACTGGTCGAGGCGCGCAACGAAAGCGCGATTGGTATCGCACGCATCGCGAACCTTGACCCCGTATGGGTCGGCGCCAGTGTGTCGGGCTCGTCGCTGACGTACTCGAACCGTGTCGACCTGTACCGACAACTGCTTGACATCAGCCTTCGACCAGTGATGGACATGATCACGCACAGACTGTCTATGCCAGATGTCACACCTCGCGGGCATTCTGTGCGGTTCGACACAAGCGGTTTCCTGCGAGGCAATGCCAGCGACCTAGCCGACCTTGTGCAGAAACTGGTGCCACTCGGTGTCCTTACGCCTGAAGAGGCGCGCCTAGTGGTCGACATCAACACACTCGGGCTCACTCCCACTTCACTAGTACAGATGGGCGGCTAAATGAAAACCTTCACGACCGAAACGACGCTACTGCTGCACACGCGCGCCGAGGACGGTGGCGACATCATTGGCACCGGGTACGGCATGGCAGTCCCGTACGGTGTCGAAATTGAGTTTGACGGTCTGCGGGAGTCGTTCGCACCTGGTGCATTCGACGTCACTGCAGTCGTAGGCAAGCCACTGGCCTACCGACACAATGAACCTATTGGCGTGATCACTGGCGCAACCAACGAAGCTGACGGGCTCTATATCGACTTCGACGTCGTCAACACTTCGTTAGGGCGCGACGCTGCAACGCTTATGCGTACCAAGTCCAGTCGTGGCCTGTCCGTTGGGTTTGCACCGCTTGAGTCGAAACGGGCGCAAGGCAAGAATTCGATCGTTTACACCAAGGCCGCATTGGCTGAGGTCAGTCTCACCCATCAGCCTGCCTACTTATCGGCAGGCGTAGGAGCAATTAGAGAGGAAAACATGTCAGTCGAAACCGTCGAGGACACCGCTCCCGCGGTCGTCGCAGACATCCAAGCACGGCAAGCAATCGACGACCTGCGGCGCGAGGTCGCATCAGTCGCCCACGTCGCCGAGCCAGTTCACCCGCTCGCACAGTTCCGGTCGTTCGGCGACTACTCCAAGGCCGTACTGGAAGGCCTTGAGACTCGCGCCCTGTTCGACCAGGTCACTGGCGACAACCCCGGCGTGCTCCCGCCCGTGTGGCTGCAGCAGGTCCGAGGCATCATCGACCTCGGGCGCCCAGTCATCACCGGCGTAGGTGGTCCCCAGTCAGCCGGCACAGTCGGCCTTGACATCAACTGGCCATACTTTGACGGGTCGCTTACTGACATCGTCGAGGCGCAAGCCAACGAGAAGGACGAAGTTAACAGCGTCCAAATCAGTATCGAGAAGGGCACAGCGACCCTGCAGACGTATGCAGCCGGTTCTGACATCTCCTACCAGTTGCTGCAGCGCTCACAGCCGTCCTACCTCGACGCACACAACCGCATCATGGCTGCGAGCTACTCGACGGTCACCGACCGTAAGTTCACCGATGATCTGTGGAACTTGGGGACCGGCACAGTCAACTACGACATGAGCGGCGACACGACCGGCGCAGCATTCCGCGCGGCAGTCTTTACTGCCTCGATGGACTGTGAGGACGCTACCGGCGTACCTGCCAGCATTGTGTACGCGTCGACGGCGCTCATGACCGAGATTGGTGGCTGGGAGTCGTTTTTCCCTGCGCCGTACTCGGTGCAGAACGTCTCCGGTGTTGCGACTGCAAGCAGCCTGCTCGTCAACGTGTCCGGCCTTCGAGTCGTGCGCGCAAAGTGGCTCGACGGCAACGCAGCCATGCACGCAATCATCACCAACGGAGAAGCAGTCCGGTGGATCGAGGACGGGCCACGCCTAGCGAATGCTGAGAACGTCGGCAAGCTTGGTCGCGACATTGCGATCTACGGCTACGGCGTCACTGCGGCCTACCTGCCCGCTGGCATCATTCGAGTAGTCGAGGCATAACCGTGGCGCTGCTCACCGGGACGCAACTGGCCACCGCATTGGACCTCACCTATGCGGCAGACCCGTTCGACCAGGTGGCAGCGGCAGCCGTCGCAGTAGTGAGCTCGGTCATTACTGCGACGGCTCTAGCGGCAGAACCCGCAGCGCTGAAAGAAGCGACGCTAGGCATCGGTATCGACATCTTTCAGGCACGGTTCGCAGCCGGTGGGGAGTCGGTCGGCCTCGACATGCAGGCCAGCCCATACCGGCTGAACTCGATACTGCTCAAGAGTCGTTCGGCGCTCATCGCGCCGTACCTCAACGTCGAGAGCATGGTCGGATGACCGCGCTCACGACCGAGGCGCGCCTAGCGATCACAAGCGCCGTCACGGGACTCGGCTACAAGGTCTACACCTCGACGCCGCCCGTACCGATCCCACCGTCCATTGTGATCATGGCTGACTCACCGTGGGTCATCCC